GATGTATATACAGGAACACGTGGGTCACTTAGGTGATGGTAACTACGGGACTGTGTATTTCAACGCTACGCTGAATGACTGGTCTAGATTTAACATAAACAACAGAACCAAGTTTGACGCCACTATAAGCTCTGGTCTAGCGGTCATGGCTTGTAATAGACACCTATACACACCTCACGCTGATATAAAGAAACAACCACTTGGGTTTAATATGTCAAAATACAACAACAAAGGCTTTACCTCCGAAATAATAAAATAAATATGGCTGAGTCAGTGCATGTTAATTTCCCCTCTCAGGTCGTTAGTGATTTAGAGAAAATGAGCCCAGAGTATGGGCTTAAGATTGCTAAAGCTATAGAGCAGGAGTGGTTCAACGGTGAGTATTCTAATAGATACACTGACTCGCAGAGTAAGTTTCACAGCTTAAGGCTTTATGCTAGAGGAGAGCAGTCTATACAGAAGTACAAAGATGAACTATCTATAAACGGTGATCTATCTTACCTTAACCTAGACTGGAAACCAGTGCCTATTATTCCCAAGTTTGTTGACATCGTTGTAAACGGTATGTCTAATAGGGCATTTAGCATTAAGGCTTATTCTCAGGATCAGTACGGGGTGAGCAAGAGAACTGAGTATATGGAATCGCTTATCCGTGATATGGAAAGCAAAGAGTTCAACGACCAAGCAGCTCAGTTGTTCAATATGGATCTTTACGAGAACAAAAAGGAAGATCTACCCGATACTCAAGAGGAGCTAGCGCTTCACATGCAGCTTAATTATAAGCAAGCTGTTGAGATAGCCGAGGAACAAGCCATAAATGTTTTACTTGACGGAAACAAGTACGATAATATCCGTCACAGGTTTCTATACGATCTAACAGTACTAGGCATAGGGTGTGTTAAGACCAACTTCAATTGGAGCGACGGTGTCACAATTGAATATGTTGACCCAGCTAACCTAGTTTATTCGCACACAGACTCTCCTTATTTCGAGGATATATACTATATAGGAGAAGTAAAGACTATCCCCATCAACGAACTCGCGAGAGAATTCGATACTCTCACGGAGAGTGACATGGAGGATATACACAAGAATTCGTCCAAACGTACTGGTAGAGGAAACTCTACTGATGTACATGACAAGAACCAGGTTCAGGTTTTGTATTTTAACTTTAGAACGTATATGAACGACGTTTATAAGGTCAAGGAAACCGCTACCGGCGGGTACAAGGCTATTGAAAAGCCAGATACCTTTAATCCACCAGAAGATAAGGAAGGTGGATACACTAGGCTACAAAGGTCTGTTGAGTGTATATATGAGGGTGCCGTTGTTGTTGGTACTGATAGATTGCTGAAATGGAACCGCGCGGAGAATATGATGCGCGATAAAAGCGATTTCAATAAGGTTAAAATGAACTACTCCTTAGTGGCACCAAGAGTGTACAACGGGAGGATAGAGTCCATAGTGAGTAGAATTACCGGGTTTGCTGATATGATTCAGTTAACACATCTCAAACTACAGCAAGTGATGTCGCGCATGGTGCCAGATGGCGTGTACCTTGATGCTGACGGACTTGCTGAGATAGATTTGGGTAACGGAACTAACTATAGTCCACAGGAGGCGCTTAATATGTTCTTCCAGACAGGTTCTGTTATAGGTAGATCATTCACTGGAGACGGTGACCCAAATCCTGGCAAAATTCCTATCCAGCAGATATCTAGTAGTGGTGGTCAGAATAAGATCGCTAGTCTTATCCAGACATACAACTACTATCTACAGATGATCAGGGATGTGACTGGTTTGAACGAAGCCAGAGATGGTAGTATGCCAGACCCGAAATCTTTGGTTGGTGTTCAGAAAATGGCTGCGGCTAATTCTAACGTCGCAACTCGGCACATATTGTTGGGTTCACTGTTCTTGACCTCTGAAGTTGCTGAGGCTCTTTCATTACGAATATCGGATATACTAGAGTACTCACCGACAGCAGATGCTTTTGTCCAAGCTATTGGAGCCCACAATGTAGCAACTCTTAAAGAGATGTCTGAATTGCATCTATATGATTTCGGAATATTCATAGAGCTAGAGCCAGACGAAGAGGACAAACAGTTGTTAGAGAATAATATTCAAACGGCGTTAGCACAGCAGTTGATAGATCTAGACGACGCTATAGACGTTCGCGAGGTTAGGAATCTAAAGCTAGCTAATCAACTCCTAAAGATAAAAAGGAAGAATAAGCTTGCTCGTGACCAGAAGATGCAACAAGAGAACATCCAAGCTCAAGCACAAGCTAATAGCCAAGCGCAACAACAAGCTTCTCAGGTGGAGATGCAGAGAGACCAAGCTCAGTCTCAAGCTAGTCTACAGTTGGAGACAACAAAGTCAGAGGCAAAGCTTAAGCACCTTCAGGAGGAGGTTAGACTTAAGAAAGAGCTTATGGCTTACGAGTTCGAGTTAAACGAGAAACTTAGGAATCAAGAATCCTTAGAGAAAAGAGACTCGGAAAAACTTAAAGAGAGTGGGCTGGATAAGCGTGAAGAAATGAAGCAAACAAATTCACCTAAACCAGCTAAAAAGTTTGAGTCTTCAGGTAATGATATACTAGGAGGCGGGTTGGGGTTAGACAAGTTCAACCCTCAAATTGGAAATTAATTGTATAATATTTTATCATGGGAAAAGCAAAGAAAACGGAAGCGACCGAGGAGGTTGTGGAAGTGATTGAACAAGAGGCTCAAGTAGCCGAAGTTGACTTAGAGAAATTTGAAAGCAAAGATGACCCAGATGTCATAAAGATTGATCTATCTAAACCAAAGACTAATGAAACTGAAGACAGTGACACTAACGACTCAGGAATGGTTGGAGGCGATGAAAGTCCCAGCACCGTACAGGTTGAAGACAAAGTACAGGAGGAAGGAGAAACACCGGAATCTCCAGTACTAGAAGAGATAACGGAAGAAGAGCTGGTTGATGCTAGTGAGTTAGAGGAAGAGGCTATCGAAGCCATAGAAACCGCTGAACTTACCGGGAAAGCAATTCCAGAGAAGATCCAAAAACTATTGGACTTCATGGATGAAACAGGTGGAGACCTGGAGGACTATGTAAAACTTAACCGAGACATCGGAGAGATGGACGGTAGAGATGTGCTCTTTGAGTACTACAAGAAGACTAAACCGCATCTGTCTTCAGAAGAGGTTGATTTCTTAATGGAAGACAACTTCTCATTTGATGAAGACGAAGATGACGAAAAATATATTAAAAGAAAAAAGTTAGCCCTCAAAGAGCAAGTTGCCGAGGCTAAGACCTACTTAGACGGGGAAAAGTCTAAATACTATGAAGAGATTAAGTCTGGAAGCAAACTAACACAAGATCAGCAGAAAGCAGTTGATTTCTTCAACAGATACGATAAAGAATCGGAGCAGACACAGAAAGTGGCCGCGCAACAGAAATCTAGATTTAACAAGAAGACCGATCAGGTTTTCAACGACGAGTTCAAAGGTTTTGAATACAATGTCGGGGATAAAAAATTTAGATTTAATGTTAAGGATGCAAACCAAGTAAAGGAAACCCAAAGCGACATAAACAACTTCACTAAAAAGTTTTTAGGTGAGGATAACACACTGTCAGATGCTAAGGGTTACCATAAGAGTTTGTACACGGCTATGAATGCAGACGCAGTCGCTAACCACTTCTACGAACAAGGCAAGGCAGATGCACTGAAAGACAGTGTGGCTAAAGCTAAGAATATCAACACGACAGCTAGATCCTCTCACGGGGAGGCGCAGACTGGGGGCATGAAGTTCAAGGTGCTAGGTGATGATTCCGCTTCTTTTAAGTTCAAAATTAAAAACAAAAAATAACAATTTAAAGAAAATTTAAAATGGCAATTACTTCAAACGGTGCGCCAGCGGCGGCACCTTCGAAACAAACGTTAGCCTCGGCTTACATTGATTTCACAGATGGCTCAAGCGATTGGGCTCAACAATATTTACCAGACCTTATGGAAAAAGAGGCTGAGATCTTCGGTAACCGAACTATCTCAGGATTTCTTTCACAAGTAGGGGCTGAAGAATCTATGACCTCTGACCAAGTTGTTTGGTCTGAGCAATCTAGATTACACTTATCTTACACGGCTACTTTAGGCGGCACTGGTACTACTCTTGTAGCGACCTTCGACGCTGATGGAACCGCTGTAGCTACGTCTGCGCCCCAAACAGCAGGTCATGCGGCTTGGAGAGAGGGTGATATGCTTCTTCTAGCGGACGCTAACACGACTACTAAGGCATACGTGCTTTCTGTGGCTGCTAACGGTACGGCTACTATCCAGTCTTACTCTGCTGCTCACGTCAATACCGCGGGTATTACTGACGGCGCTTGTAAGGTTCTAGTATTTGGATCTGAGTATGCTAAAGGTAATACTGGACGCGCGGCTGCTAACAAGCCTAACTTCAAATCTTATAGCAATAAGCCTATTATCCTTAAGGACAAGTATGAGATCTCTGGATCTGACGCTTCTCAAATTGGTTGGGTTGAAGTTGCTGGTGAAGAAGGTCAAAATGGTTACCTATGGTACTTGAAAGCTGAGGGCGATACGCGTGCTCGTTTCACAGATTACTTAGAGATGACTATGATTGAAGCGGAAAAAGCTGCAGGCGATGGTCTTGCTGCTTTAGTAGGTGATTCACCCGG